GGTTACAATATCAGGACCCTCTACTTTCTCTTTAGACGTTTCGCCTGTTTTTGTGTTTCTATAAATTGTTACTGTTGTGCAATCTATTTTATGTATATTATCCGTTTTCATTCTCTCTGTTTATAAGCGCATAACTAACTACTACTTCAAGTTTATTAGCTGTTTCTGCTTGCGCTTTTATAGCATCTCCTGCTTCTAAATTCAACCCCTGTTCTGTAGCGTTGACTGTGCTTGTAGCAGGTATGTCTTTTCTAAAAAATTCTACATCTGTACTAGCAGATGAATCTCTTAAATCACAATTAACTAACACAGCTCCTGTGCTGTTATTAGATACATATACAGATTTTACAATAGCTATAGCAGACGTAGATATAGTTAAAAGAGTTGTCATAGCCGTTCCGTCTAATATCTTAGATGCGTTTTTATATTGTATTGTCATGATAAAAAGTAATTAAAAGCGTCTTGTTCATTTTTTAAATCTTCTTGAAAAGAAAAATTAAGTTGTTGTTTCATTGTTGTCATCGACTCAATAATTTGTCTTTGATTCTCCACATCATATTGTTGCGCTGGTTCAGGTATGTAATTAGTTAATTTAGCCATTATTTTCTAGTTTTATCTACGCCTTTTATTTTGCCTTTATTTTTTGAAGCATAGAATACAGTTTTACCTTTTTTCTTACCATATCTATCTTTCATAGATTTCATTATTTTTTTACCTTTTTTAGTAAGTGGCATGTTATCTCCTTCCGTCTGGTTGAGCGTCCATTCTAAAACTACCATAACGCCAAGTTTCTCCTGCAGCATCATTTTCTATTTTTAAAGATAGTAGTCTTCCTCTCGCTCTAGTATCTACTTTATCTGTAGTGGCTGTTATTGTAAAGGGACCTAAAGGTGAGCCTGTCTGAATATCAGAGGGATAATCCGATATAAATAATGTTACTTTAGAATTACCTACTAAAAATTTATAATCAGGCATAAATCTTCTCATTGACATAAATAGTTCTCCGTCATCAATATCAAAATCTCCAGATCTTATAAAAGCATTAATGGAAGTTCTACCTGAACTATTGACTTGATCGTTTCCTGTTTCGTGAACGTAGTATATTGATGCTCCGTATAGATTAGTAATACCTAATATATCAGGAAATACTGGAGTAGCTGTGTCTACATAATCAGTTGCATACGGTTTGATAAAGACTCCTTGATCTTGATACGTAGTTCTAGCTAATGATGAAGTAGTCCAAACATTTTCTTGATAATTATAAGTCACACATCTATCTATTTGATCCGATCCATTTTTTGGATAAAACCAATTTACTTCTGTATATAAAGAATTAGCTGAAGAATAAATAACATCGGATGAATTAAAATTAAGACCTAGGTTTCCATTCTGAACTGTAAACACAAAGTCTTCCACTAAACAAGGTAGGGCTTTGACAGTACCATCGTACATAAAAAATCCACCTTCATTAGACATCCAATAAACAGCGCCATTAACGTAAGAAGCTGCATGTTGTCCTATGCATCCACAGTTAGTACCCACTTGTCTAACACTAAAAGTAAAAGGTGGACCAACAAATTGAATTACATAAGCAGCAAGATCTGTTAATACAAAAACATAATCCTTACCTTGGAGAGCTGCTCTAATTTGATTACCTGTATCTAATCTAAAAGTACCTGCGGTGTTAGTAGCAGTTGGTAAATAAGTATTTAAATCTTCTTGATTAGAAAATCTTACAAACATCGGATCTTGAGTTGTTGAATCTCCAATCGTTGTTTCTGTTCCGAAATGAAATAAATGTCTGTCTCTATCTGAAACTAATGTAAATCGACTAGCTGTAGGGTTAGCTGACGTAGAAAAACCAGATGTAGATTGTGATGCTCGAATACCTCGAGCTCCAGATGCTCCAGCATTCCACGTAAAAGTTCTACCATCAAATATAGTTGCAACTAATACTTGACCAAAATTATCAAGACTCCAATTTCCTGGATCTAATGTAACGGTACTTGTGGTTCGTTCTGTGCCCCAAGTAGAATCTCCCCATAAATAAGTTCCCCAGCCGTAACCCGTTGTTTGAGTAGTGGGTCCTACTTCAACATAAGGATTAACAGTTGCAGCACCTGCTGCAGTCATGCCTGTTCCTCCTTCTGCTCGTGAAGCTTGTATCGTAAACTTGTCTATATCAGGAACAGTTAATATTTCATAAACTTGTTGTAATTCAGCTGGTGTATAATCTGAAGCAGCTGTTACTGTAACAGCAGAAAGGGTTACATATCTTCCTTTAGCTAAACCGTGAGATCCTTTATTTATAGTTACAGTATTTGAACCATTAACAGTTGTTATAGTGCATCCTGTGATAGCTGTGTCTAATGGAGTAATATCAAAAAAATCATTACCGTAATATAAAAATAAACCCTGAGAAGTACCAATAGCGGCATAACGTTCTCCCGCTAGAGAAGTCCAAGCTAATTGCGCTCTCGCTGCGCCTGGTAATGTTTTAGATGCAGCTGTTAATTGTTCCCAACCACCTATTTTTTCAGGTGCGGTATATCTAAAACGTACAAAGTCACCATCTACCCACTGTCCAGGAAGAGCAGAGGGCACGCTTTGTTTATTAAAACCAGGTGCAAAATCTACTTTTTTTAGAGCCATAATTGTGTTACATATATATCAGTTTTACAGAGAATGAAAGTAACATAATTATGGACCATTTAGAAGCAATAGTTGAAATTAAAAATACAATTAATCTTAAATTTATTGAAAAATTAATTCCATTTATAAAGCATAAGGCTAAAAATAACTTATCTATTAGATCAGGAATTAATAAAAAAGTAAGAAATGTTAAAGGATATCACCTTAATTTTGAAACACCTACAAATTTATTTTACTGGAATTTTATAAAAAAAGAAATTGAAAAAAACTACCTTTTTTATAAAGCTAAATTTCCTAAAATGGAGAGCGATAAAATAAATCAAATAGATTTATTAAAATATAATATAGGAGGTAAATACGAAGTGCATACTGATCATTTTGCAACGAACCCACGACATTTAAGTATCATTATTAATTTAAATGATAATTACGAAGGTGGAGATTTAATTTTCACTGATCAAAAAGAAAAAGAAATAAAAAAATTAAAACTTAGTAAAGGATCTATTGTATTTTTCCCAAGTAATTTTATGTATCCACATATGATTAGTCCTATTACAAAGGGAACAAGGTATAGTATAGTAGCATGGCTGCAGTAAATTTTAAAGTAATTAAAAACTTTTTTTCAAAAGAAGAATTAAATATTCTTGATAAATATTGTTATAATAAAGTAGATCACAATAAAGATTATATGATAGATCAACAATCTTTTTCTCCTGCATGGTATAATGATCCATTTATGAATGCTTTGTTAAATTTAAAATTACCTTTAATTGAAAAAGAATCTAATTTAAAATTATTTCCAACTTATGCTTATTGGAGATATTATGTGTTTGGAGGAAGTTTGGCTAAACATACCGATAGACCTTCATGTGAAATATCAGTAACGTCGTGTATAAAAAAATATGATAACTGGCCTATTGTTGTAGAGGGAAAATCTTTTGAGCTAGAAGAAGGAGATGCAGTTTTATACGCTGGATGTGATCAAAAACATTGGAGACCTGGGATCTATAAGGGAGAGGGTTTAGCTCAAGTATTTTTTCACTATGTAAATAAAAATGGTCCCTATACTAATTATGCCTATGATAAACAAATAAAATGATTAATTTAATTAATAAACATAATAAATTAAATGAAGAAAAAAATAGTATAAATATTACTTATCCTAGAACAGTTAATATAATATTTGGTAATTACCCTTATCCAGATGTAATCCATAATCTTATGATTATGGTAAAATCTAATTTAGATCCCAAAATGAAAAATTATACCAATGTTAAAGGTGGTATGACTGATTGGAATTATTTTTTAGATAAAACTGATTTTATAAATTTTATAACTTTTTTAATAAACAAATATCAAACTACTCATAATGACATTTTTAGACACTTTCTTCAAAGAAGAACAGTGCAAAGCGCTTGGGGAAATGAAATAAAAAAAGGAGATAAATTAAAATATCACACACACCCATGTATTCACGGTATATTATATCTAACTAAGGGATGTGATTTAATTTTTCCAGAATTAAATATAAAAATAACTCCAGAACCTGGAGATTATTATATATTTCCTCCTGAAGTATTACATGGTTTTGATACATCTACTTTGGAAAATAATAGATATAGTTTAATATTCAATATTGTAGAAAAAAATATATTTGATTATACAAGTAAGTTAAAAAATGAATAACGAAAAAACAGTTAACATAAATAATTTTATTGGTGTATATGATAATTACATTACAAAAGAAGAATGCAATAAAGCTATAAAACTTTTTGAAGATCAAAATAAATTTAATAATACTATTAATAGAATAGGTTTTGAAAAAGCATCTATTTTACAAAAACAAGATCAACAATATTTTGCAGCCCCTAATAATATTGATGTTTGGTGGGAGTCTTTAAAACCTATGATGTTAAATTTTGATATGGCCTGGAATCATTATGTAAAGAATGTAGGGGCAGATGATGCATACGGAGTTCCTTTTCATTTTACAGATTTGAAAATACAAAAAACTTTACCTACAGAAGGCTATCATGTGTGGCACATAGAACATGGAAAAGGTTTTAGTAATGAACCACGTGCTTTTGTTTTTTCCATATATTTAAATGATGTAGAAGAAGGTGGTGAGACAGAGTTTTTGCATTTTTCAAAAAGAGTAAAACCTAAAACAGGTAGAATAGTTATATGGCCTGCAGGTTTTCCTTATCTTCACAGAGGAAATCCACCTTTATCAGGTGAAAAGTATATTTTAACGTCCTGGATGTTATTACGATGAGTATGATGTAGGTCTTGCACCTAATCTAGCAATCTTTTCAGATTCAGTTTCTTCATGAGTAATATTACCATCTACATCTCTTGTATCACCATTGTTATTATCCCAATCAGACTGTAATTGTGCTAAATGAGCTGCATCCCATTTTGCAATAAATTGAGTTGAAAAATCTCCTAAATTAGCCGCTGTCCAAGTAGCGTGAGGAGTATCATCTCTATATTCTACTGTATCATTGTAGTCATGATTATCGGCTTTATATTGAATGGCCCAAATATTTGACCATTTAGAATCGCTCCAAAAAGCATCTTCATCAATTATATAACCAGTACCTGCTTCAGCACCATTATTTTTAATAATCATTTTGTCTTCAAATACTACTGTCCAATTTGCGTTTGTTGCCATATTTTCTCCTAAGTCTTAATAATATAAATAACTGTTAAATAAGGTTGTAAAACTGAAGTTGCATCACCACTAAAGTTTGCACTCATATTGTGAGAGTGACCTTGCCCACTACCAGTAGGACCTGTTGGATTTGAAGCAAAATAAGAACCTGGTGAAGCCATTGGACCTGTTCCAGGACCCGTTGGATTACCACCTCCAGAGTGATTGTGAGCTGCAAGTTGTGCTGTTGATAAAGTTGCATTAGCTGTTGAACCACCAACGTTTCCAGTTGAAGTTACAGTGTTTGCCCCACCAGTTGATGCTAAAGATTTGTTGTTAGATTTTCCAACTGGTACGTTATCTGCTAAATCAGGTACATTGAAAGTAGTTGAACCATCACCTGCACCGTAAGTCGTACCTACGATTCCAAATAGAGTTGCATAAGTTGATCTTGAAACAGCTGCGCCGTTACACTCTAAGAAACCTGATGGTACTGATGCTGAAGACCACGGCACAATAGTTGCTGTTGGAATACCTTCAATACCTGTAAGGTTTGCTCCATCAAAATCATATTTAGTTGCTTCGTAATTTGACATATTATTTCTCCGTGTAAGTCCATCCTGTTGTAGCGTCTCCAGAATATACTAATCCAAAAGCTGCACCTTGTGTATTAACAACAAGATCAGATGCTGCATTAGCTATATTAGAAGAGTTTCTACCAACAGTCAATGCGTTAGTGTTGAAATCATAACCTTGATCTACAAAATGTACTTCATCTCCTGTAGCAGGTGAGGCTGGTAGCG